TCATGTCCAGGAGCGCGTCTGCGTCCCTGGCAAAGACGCCGGAGCCGGATGCTCTGTCCATGGATGCCTTGCCGCCCTGAGCGCCCTTGCTGTGATGGTGCGCGTAGATGACGGAGGCGCCGGTGTTCGCGATCTTGTCGATAGCGTTGCAGAACAGCGTCACCTGCTCCGCCGCGTTTTCGTCGCCGATGCCCAGCTTGTAGGTTGGGTCGAGGATGACGGCGACGTATTTTTTTCCGGATATTGTCCGGTTTATCTGCGGAACCATCTTGTCGAGGCGCTCGATCTTGCCGCGTAGGTGCACGATGTCGATGTTGTCCAGGTGTCTGTTCTTGATGCCCTGTGCCTCGTACACCTTTTTGACGCGGTCATCAAAGGACGCCTCATCAAGCTCCATGTTCAGATATAGCACCCGCCCCTGTTTGCACCGGAACCCGAACCAGCGCCGCCCCTCCGCAATGGAGATGGCCAGCTCGATAAGAGCGAAGGTTTTGCCGGCCTTGCTGGATGACACCAGGAGCATCTTGTGTCCCTGTCTGAGGATGCCTTCTATCAGCTCCGGTTTCAGCGGCGGCATATCGTCCCAGATCTCCGCGAGGTTCACCACCTTCAGCGGGTCGACCATCTCATCCTCGATGTAGTGCTGCCACTCGACATAGTCGCTGAGGCCCATGTTCCTGCCGACGATGTATTGCCATTTTTCGCCGCGCCGGAATCCAGGCATCCGGCTAAGGCGGGAAGGGTTCTTGTCCTGGGTGTCGACCTTAAGCCCTTTGCGTCTGCAGACGGTGTAAAGGTAGTCCACCCGCTCCTGATACTGTTTGTAGTCCACGGCCCCGATATTCACGATGGCATGGAGGCTTTTGCTCCCGCTGTGAACCAGCACTTTTATCGGCAGTTTCAGGTCCTGGAGGATGGCATACTGTGTGTCGATGTCCTGCTCATCGCTCTCAACCAGGGCATATCGGTAGCTGGTTACGTTGCTGTTCTTCCGGCCTTCACCGTCCATGGGGTTGAAGCACACCCACACTCCGGACTCCGGGTTTGTCGTGCCGAATGTGTCCACAATGGGCGACGGCCCAGAGCTCAGACTGTCGAGCAGTTGCTTGGCTGTCCGGCTTGCCGATCCGCCGAAGGGCCGGTACTTTCCGTCCTCATCCTTGGACGCGGTGATCACTACGCAGACCTTTTCTTCCGGTTCAAAGACCGCGGAGAGATAGTCCGTGATATCTTTGAGCGGGTTGTAGTCCTCCTGTGTCTGCGGGACGGAGATGACGGTATCCTCATGGTGCCAGCCGGAGCCCGGCTCATCGTCCACCGTGATGAGGTCATCCCATCCGTAGGTCTTCATGCTTGGAGGCGACCAGCCCCATTCCTCCGCCATGTGATACACCGTGCCCATGGTCACCTTGTTATCGCTGTTTCCGAACGTTCGCCATTTCGCCTCGCACTCCCCGGCGTGATAGCGCTTGTCTGCCTTGCTCCATTCGTCCCAGAGGGAACAGGGAAGGCCCTCCTGATGGAGAGCCATTCCCACGTTCACCCATTCCTGATAGTTGCACTGACTGGCCGGGATCGCGGAGAGCATGTCTTTGACTTGACTTATATCAGTCATAGAAACTCACCTCCGCAACCAATATGCCGTCTGAATGCATCAATGCAACTGTTTATATCTTTATATGGGGAATAATTCGTGATGACCTTCTCGCGTACATTATCATAGTAATACAGCTCTCTGATTCTGCAGTCTTTCAGATAAATATCTTTTGATGAGTCATTTATATCATGTTCTGCAATAATTCCAAGTGATGGCTTCCCAGCTTTTTGCATATCTGCGATAAAGCGCCTGATAAGAAAATCCTGGCCATCATTCACTTGAACGCCCTCAAGTTTTACTTCCACCAGGAACCACATTTTGTCATGGCATTCAATAATGGCGTCGATATCTGTTGGCGTTATGTTTGTGCCAGGTATCTGGCACCCATCAAAACGGATGAGCTGCCGTCCTCTGGTTTCGCTTTTATATTCTCCGCGCTTAGTCATCTATCATCGCCACCCATCCGATATCTTTAAAACGCTCAGAAAAACGTCCCGGCCGTTTCCCGAAGTAGATGAAAGCTTGGCCCTGCAAAGGTGAATTAAGCTTGCCATTTGGCGATTCAAACTGAATCCTACCCTTGGGAAAAGCAACAGCGCTCGCTCCAAGCATCATATGACTAAACCACTGCGTTTCTGTTGCATTGTTCACAAGGACAATCGCTTCTTCTGTGTTCCCCTTGCGGTACTCATCCACAATCTTGTAAGCAAACTGTTGGATGAGGTCTGACGAATATGGAGGATTCATCCATACTTTTCCGCACCATGGTTTCGAAAGTCCATCACTTTCGATATCAAAGTACGTTTTCGCCTTTACAGTCCTGTTTGCCAGCTCACAACTTGCAGGGTCAATGTCTATTTCTCCAAGGACATCCCTGGCTACACTGACATATTTTTCCGGCGTGTACCATTCATTGTTGCCGGATGCGTTGGAGACGTGAGGCTTATTCTGTTGAGTTTTAATAGCGGTGGCAAAAGCGTAGGCATCGGCAGGGGTTTTAATGCTCATAACGTCTTTCTTCGGCATCTTGGTATCTGCTTTGAGTATATCCTCAGCCAAGGCAGAGTCTACTTTACGGATGGAGTCGATGCCTTGGGAAAACTTGTAGGAGCGCAATACCGTGTTCTTTGCCACTCCCTGTTCCTTTGCTACCTGTTCGCTGACTCTGTTTTGTTCTCCAGTGTTCCCATTCTGGAGACTCTGGAATGTACCATCAGGATTCCTGTTCTCCGTATGAAATCCATGCACATGTTTCCTTGCCTGATACAGTTTCCCAAGCAAATAAGTCCGTTGCTCATCAGTGAGGTTTCGGCGCCCCAACTGGTTTTTATACATCCAGTCAATGGCAGCATAGCGGTCGGCAAAGTCCATCTTGACGGTTTTGTACGGCAGATTGTGCGCTGTGCAGATTCTATACCGGTTGTGGCCGTCGATGATAATATCATCCCAAAGTACAATAGCATCTCGGCAGCCGTCGCGGACAATGCTTTCCTCAAGCCCGGCGTATTCCTCCGCAGTGAGCGGAGGAATCAGCGCCTTAAACTCAGGGTCGATTCTGATCATCAGAACGCCCCCTCGAACTTCTTCTTCGGAGCCTGTTCCTCTTTGTCGAAGAACTTCTTGATCTTGTTGGACTTCTTCTTCTCGCCGTCGCGGCCATCGTATTCATCGACATAGATCTGACACCGGCCGCGCTCGCCGTCGCAGTGCGCGAGCTTGCGCCATGCGATGGGCTCTCCGTGTTTCTTCAGCCCGATGGAGCGGAGGAACGCCGCGGCCTTCCACTGCAGCCGCTCAAGCAGGAAGATATTCTCAACGCACAGCGCATTGCCCAGGTCTCCGCCGTCGATTCGGAGAAAAACTTTGGCCATGTTGCACGCGGGCATCTTTGCTGAGCCGTCATACCACGCCTGTTCTGTCTTAATCACTTCAAAGTCATAGTTTCCCTCCGGGAGTACCACGGATTCTTCGCCGCTGTATTCGCCGTCGTCCACGATTTCATCGTCCCAGCCGATAACCTTGTTCTCTTCATTAGCCATAATTTATCCTCTCTTTCTCCCTCAGAAGGGCAGTCCGTTAAATTCGCTGTCTACCAGTTTGCCGACCTGATCCCAGGCGCCGATGAGAGCGCCCTGGATGAACTCGCTGTCATAGTCTCTCGGCATCACGTCGCCGTCGTAGTATCCGCGCCGTGCACACACGGCCTGGAGTGCCAGAGGGTCCGGCACGCCGATGCTCAGCATCTGCTGCCAGACCTTGTCCAGCAATTTGTCCTTGTCCGGATCCTCGCTTTTCATGCTGTCTGGACGCTCTGTTATCTCCGGTTTTTTCGCCTCCTTCTTTTTCATGGTCGCGCCGATCCCCGGCACCGTTCCGCCCGTCGTAACCTCGACCGCTTTGGGCGGAGGCTGTATAGGCTGTTTCTCCGGCTCAGCGACATGCACCTCAGCGACCGCCGGTGCTTCGCTGAACAGGTGGGCGATCTGCTCGAACTCGAACGGCATCTCATCCGGCAGCCCGAAGCGGTTCTTTGCATCCCAGCACGCATTGTGCGTCGCGTACATAATGCGCTTCTGGCCGCCCTTGCCCTTGGTCTTGCCGTCGGACGTCTTGACGATGTCCGTCCGGTAGTTCACAAACAGCAGCATATCCACCCACTCTTTTATCAGCGGCGCGATGTTTTTCTCGTTGAGCTTCAGCATGTACCGGTCATATGAGCCCATCTCATCCGGCAGCTCAAACTTTTTGATAATGCTGTGGCAGACCAGCACAACATTGATGCCCTTGGCCACGACCTGGTCGAGCAGGGCGAGCAGCTCTTTGACTTTGTCCTTGGCGAGCACGTAGCCTTTGC